TTGGACCAGAAGAAGCTAACCGTGTGTCACGTGCAGCTTCTGGTCGTGGTAACCGTGTACACAATCTGGCAGAGAAATATCTCAAGAATGAGTCTATTGACTGGCGCCAGCAGATGCCAGATGCCGCAGTGATGTTCCGTTCATTGATTCCTCATATGAACAGGATCAATAATATCCACTATATCGAACAAGCTCTCTGGTCCGAGAAGATCGGTATGGCAGGTCGTGTGGATTTGATTGCGGAATGGGACGGAGTACTCTCCGTTATTGATTGGAAGACCTCAAGTAAGGTTAAAACACTACAGGATATTCCAGATTACCTTGCACAATGCGTGGCATATGCAGCAATGTATCAGGAACATGTTGGAGTTGCTATTGACCAGATTGTTATTGTTATGGCTGTGGAACAAAGTAAGCCTATTATCTTCATTGAGAAGACTGAGGACCACATAAATACCCTGGTAGAGCACATTGGTTATTACCGAAAAAACCGTGACCACTAAATAATACAACAACAATTTTTAAGGGGTAAGTCATGCACTTAACAGAAGAACAAAAAGCACAGATTGAATTAACAGAAGAAATCTTCTTGGAATTCATCGAGACAATGGCCGCAGAACTATACGAAGGCCTTGACGAAGATTATGAATTGACCGAAGAAGAAGCAATCATTGCAGAAGAAATGATGGAACACTTCGTAGAGAACTTCCAACACCTATCTTTGAAAGAATCTGCAACATTGGCTATCACTGGTCAGGAAGATCCTAACCAAGAATTGTTCGAAGAATTCATCGAAGCGGCTTTGGATGAATCTGTTGGTGGTGCTGTCGCCGGTGTCGTACACGGTATTAAAAATATGCTTTCAAAGCGTAGAGCAAATAAGGCCAAGAAGTCTGTTGCCGGTGCAACTAAAGCACACGATAAGGCATGGGAAAAATTAACTGCTGCTAAGAAATCTGCTAAAGGTTCTACTGGTATTGTTGGTACATTTAAGAAGGCTAAACTTGCAGCTAGACAGAAAAAACGCGATGACGCATTTTCTAGCCAAGAGAGAGCACATGCAGCATCAGGTGCAGCCTCAGCAGCACACAAGGCTGGTTTGAAGTCACGTGCATCATTGAAGAAACGCATTGATACTGGCATCGAAAAAGCTAAGAGCAAAGTTAAATCGGCTGTTTCTGGAGCAGCACACAAAGTTGCATCAGTTGCAGGTCGTGTAGCAGGTTCACTATAATATCAGGTTAAAATGACAATCAGAACCGCGTATATCCTACCACCAGGAACCTATACCAATTATTCAACACAGTTTGATTCTGATGTTGTTTTAAGTGGATCATATACGTTCAATGGAAATACAGGAATTTATACGACAACTGGTAATATTGAAACTAGATATGCTGATATTACCATAAATGTCACCAATGGGGGTTCATCAAACACTTTCTTGTGTCTTGCTGCTAATACTGGTTACGTTGATGTTGGTAATGTCACTGCAACCGGTGTTGATGTTATTCTTTGGGCCAAAGGGTCTAAAGAAGATGCAACTGTATTTGTATCAAATGTTAGGGCAGCTAGTGAATATCTAACTCCGAAAGTCACGGCGACTAGAGTATGGCTATATTCGATAGGATTACCAACTACCTGGTGGTCAACGGCCAACACAGATCGTAGACCAATTGCCACCTCAGCAACAAGATTGACATTTGTGAATCCTTTGGGTGGTTCTGTTGTTTCGGATAGTGGTTCAGGACCATATGCAAGTTATACATACAGAACAAGCATACGTGGTTCGATTAATAGAACACTTTTAGCTCAATTAACAGGTTCAACGATTGTATCGGAAACAACATCTACCTGGGATGATTTTTCTGAAATAACGGCAAAGGTTTCTCCCACACAATTTATTTCACCGACATCTTTACCAATGTCACGAATTAATAAAGAATTGGGTTATGTGTATCCATTCAATCAATCATTAAATTTGAATAATACACAACTGAGAAGACTTGCTAACAACACAACCAGTAGTTCAACAATTAAGGTAAGCGACACTCTCGGTAAATCTAGAGGTTATACTGTAACTCCAGCATCATTCAATATAAGTCCAGATGTAATAGTATATGGTTACCAAGCTTCACCAGGATTCGGTTCACTTTCTACACCAAATAATCTATTTTCACCTGATGTGGGTTCAGTTTATACAACAAGTGTTGCGAATGGTGCAACATCCGATTATACATATGTTGCATTTTCATTGGACCAAACAAGCACATATATCGGTAACTATTATATAATTGATGTGGAAACAGGAAAACAATTAACCCTGATACACCAAACTGGATATGTATGGCAAACAGCAGGTTCAGTCGATGGTAGTAATTTTTTCAGTAATTGGACTACCGGAGCAAGTAAACTTTTTAGAATTGTTCCTGTATAAAGTGTTGACAAAGATTTGAGGTTGTGTTACAATCTCATTTAATGATAGTAAACTTGGTATAAGAAAAGTATTCTGGACGCGGGTTCGACTCCCGCCAGGTCCACCAGAAAGCATACTCCGTGGGGGCTACGAACCACATTAAACAAATAAGTAGTATGAGTATGCTTCCTAATGGGCCTGCCATGGTTTCGACAGGGTAACAAGTACGATATTCGGCTATCCGTCAGAGTTGACGTAAACACTAAATCAAAGTAAATGCAAACGACTCACGTTTCTTGATGGTGGCGTAAGCCCCATCGGAGTTTTGCAAGTTGAACTTAGCAACAGAATCAACTTGCTTCAGGATAAACCCAGTATCTGCTACCATCTTCTCTAGTGTGCAGTTTTCTACCGGTAACCTTTTGTGATAGTTTGACCGAACCTCTTCTGGCATTCTCTGCTGCTAATGGATTCTTTCTACCTTTCGTTGTAGGTTTACCTTTTCGAGCATCGGACATTTTTTTACGAGTGTCTGCTGTGTAAATACCACTCTTACCTTTGTTCCATGGTGTGGAACCAGGTTTTTGGCCAGATTTTATATTGTAATATTTTCTACCATATTGGTCTTCGGATATCATACTAATTAGTCGATATTCTTCCTTTTTGAGTTGTTCTAATGGTAATTGTTTTATGATTTTTCTTCTAAAGTCTGTTGGTCGATAGTTGATTTCACCATTCAACCAACGAGAAGATGAGATATAACCGTCATCAGGTGAGCCTTTATGTGAACCAATATAAAACATATTTCGTAATCTGTCATGCCAAATATAGATAAATCCATACATAGTCGTTTTCCTTATAAATATAATAGTATTTATAAGCGAAATGATTTAAATGCACTAATTGCCTAATCATTTCGAAAACAAAAGGAGTAATATGCGAAGTAAACCAATACTTTTGAGCATCTTATTCTCGGCATTCTTAGTCTCAGTTGCGATGGTGAATATTGATATTCATAATTTACCTTTTAAGTCCAACTACAGTTCCCTCAGTGAAGACACACGAAGACAGGTTAACTGTCTTGCCGAGAATATCTATTTCGAAGCTGGCCATGAACCGCTCGAAGGAAAGAAAGCCGTGGCTTTCGTAACTATCAACAGAGTGCTAACTGGGAACTATGCACCGACAATCTGTGATGTTGTATATCAAAAGAAAGGCAAAATCTGCCAATTTTCTTGGTACTGCGACACCAAATTCACCAATAAAAGGTTGACAATCAAAGAGTCAAACCTGTATAATGAGATACGCGATCTAGCTGTACACATGGTTCTGAACTATGAACGACTAGAAGACGTAACCTATGGTTCAACATATTATCATGCCGATTACGTAAGACCTAATTGGACAAAACTTGATAAGGTAGAACAAATTGGCCGTCATATCTTCTATAGATCGAAGAATGATGAAATTAACAAAAATAGGAATTTTATATGAACAAAGAATTGGTAACGTTTATTGTATGTGCTTCGATTGTGCTTCTGGCAGCTATTGGTGGTGGTGTAATCTACAACACAAATGATCGCAACAATATGGCTAAGAACATTGAAGCGGCAATCAATAAGGGTATTGATCCACTTTCTGTTAAATGTGCGTATGATACAAATTCATCTACAACTTGCACAGTATATTCCGCTACACTGAAAAAATAATGCCTACAAAAGATGAAATAAGCAAATTCTCGGAGATCATTGAGAATCTTGTGTATGAACGCGATCTCGAATATATGGATGCCGTCATCACATATTGTAACGAAACTGGTTTTGAAATTGAATTGGCTGCAACACTACTGGCATCACCAATCAAAGCAAAGATCGGTGAAGAAGCACAATCAATGAACCTTATGAAGAAGATCAATAGATTACCAATATGAACGAAGCTGGTGGATTTGAAGCCTATGCAATGTATAATGCTCTCAAGCTACATTTCACGGGCAAATATGATTATGTAAAATACAATGGTAAGACACCGGTATCCAAAGATCAATTCATGCTACGGAAAGATAAGTTCCAATTCTACAAAGTAAGTAGAAAATATAAGCGTGAAGAACTCTTTGGATTCCTCGTGGCAAACCTACTCATCAAACCCAAACTATGGGCTGGAGACCTCACGACCGATGAGGCAGACACCAATTACAAAAATTGGTTAAAGATCCAACAATCACTCACATATATCTTTGAGCAAGACTTGAATCATTTATTTGATCTGGTAGACTCGCCTGATGATATACTGAAAGTGGTTGACGGTCAATACCCACTTCTGTATAATGAATATATACAAGGTCGTGTCCATAAGGAGACGGTGATTCTACTTGATAACCAGATGAACTTTATTCCTATGTGGTTGAAAAAAGTAGAAGATGATATTATATTCCCAGCATTTGCCGCACAGTGTAAGAAGTATCAGCCGTTCATCAATTACGACAAAGAAAAAGTTTTAAAAATACTTAAGGATAAAATATGCCAAAACGCATAGACAGAATTTACGTAGACATGGATGGTGTGCTGTGCAACTTCGAACGCAAATGGGTAGAACTGTATGGTTTTGATCCAGAAACAATGCACAAGAAGAAAGTCTTCCGTAAACATTTCAATGAATTCATTAAAGATAAAGAGTTTGCAAAACTGGAAACTATGCCAGATTTTAAGACTCTGATGAAATTCTTGGAAACAAATTGTAAAGATTATGATAAGGAGATCCTGTCATCCACTGCACACGAATCGTTGCATGATGCTGTTGCTCCTCAAAAAGAATCTTGGCTGAAACGCCATGATATTGACTGGAAAGTTAATCTTGTTCCAGGCAAAAAGCATAAGAAAGAATATGCTAAAAAACATTATGTATTAATTGATGACGATGCACAAAACATCGAAGATTGGAATGATGCTGG